GCAAGCCGCAACGCCCAGGCACTTGACAAGCAATCCCAGGCTATGCGATGCTCTCATCTGATGGGCAGCTGGCCCGTCATCTGATCAACCCAGAACAACCCGGAGAATGAATCAATGAACGCTTATCACGCTTTTGGATTCCCAAACCGCCGCGCATACCTCGAAGACCTCGCCGACAGCAACGGCCTGCCCATTGATGCCGTGCTAGCCCTCGCTGATTTGCTGGGCCCGTCCGAAGACTTTGATGGACTGGTAACGGCCTGCGAAGACGCCGAGCACCTCGATCTGTTCTGACCCTTTTGCGCCCTTCGGGGCGCCCTTTCGGAGCTTTCCCCATGTTCACCCGTACCCGCTCGATCAGGTCTGCCTTTTGGGCCGGGCACGGCAGCTCCGCAATGCCAGAATTGTCGCAAGCATGGGCGGCAATCGACAAAGCAACCCGTTAGGAATGCAGCATGAGTGAAGCAACCAACCCCCGCAGCTTGCACGACGCGATGCGCCGGATCAGCGCGCTTGCTTACGCAGCAAGGCTAGACCTGCATGAGTTCAGAGAAAACCCCGCAGAGTACGACGGGGGGGAGTACATGAACGCAGTGGCCGAGGCCGTGGTCGAGATTGAAGAAATCGCGATGTGGGTTCGCAACGCATACAAAAGCACAACCCGTTAACCCTTCACCCTCGGAGATTCTCGCCATGCCACTAGGCTATATCGCATACGAAGGCCCGTCTGCAATTGACGGCGCGCCCATTGTCGTGATCGTGACCGGAATCAAAAGCTCTGCTAATCGCAAAACCGGTTCGATGGTGCAAACGTTTATTCTGCGCCAAGATATCCACCCGACCGAAGCGCTCAAGACGGGCGCAGATGAGTCTATCTGCGGCCAGTGCGAGCATAGGCCCATGCTGGCCAAACAATCGGGCAAGGCGCCGTGCTATGTCGACGTCTCACGGGCGCCGGCATCCGTGTGGCGCGCATATCGTCGCGGCCGGTACGTCAAGGCGCCATTGCATGTGATCGCCCGCGCCCTGGCCGCTCGCGTCTTGAGAATTGGAACCTACGGTGACCCTGCGGCCGCTCCGGTTCGCGTATGGCAAGCGCTGACCGTGTATGTTGCCGGCTGGACAGGCTACAGCCACCAGTGGCGCACGCTGGGCAGAGAATGGCAGCTACTGGTCATGGCGAGCGCTGACTCGCCTGCTGACCGTGCCGATGCCAAGGCGGCCGGCTGGCGTACTTTCCGGGTCAGTATCGGCCTGGACAGGCAAGACGGCGAGATATCGTGCCCGGCATCAAAGGAAGCCGGCGCTCGCGTGCAGTGTGTCGATTGTCGATTGTGCAAAGGCGCGCAGATTGCAGCAAAGGATATCGTCATTGCCGACCACGCGCTCGGGCACAAGCGTCGCGTGATCAACCTTCAACCCGTGGGAGTCTAACGTAATGCCTTGGTTTGTCTGCTTTGCAATCCCGCCGCGCACAGCGCTCAACTTCCACCGCGACCGGGTTGGTATGTCGGCGCTCGACGACCTAACCCGCGAGGAAGCCATCGACAGCATCCGGCGAGCGTTAGAGGCCAAAGGACACGAGCACTTGACGCTTGTCGAAGCGTATCAGTACACCGAAAACGAGGAATCTTAATCATGCCAAGCTCGACGACGACCACCGCGCTCGCAAAAGGCGAGCCGGAAAAATTCCAGCCCCTAACGCTGGCCGACCGCATCGCCCTGGAACCGCCGTCCGATGCCCGATTCATTCGCAGGGGTCGGGGGTTTGTTGAATTTTCCAACGGTCAAACGATTACGCGCTGGCAATGGCTGAGCGCTGGCCGAATCATCACCACAAGGGACGCATGATGTCATTCTCCGCTAAATTTCCGGGCCGTTGCGCCCGGACAGGCAACCCGATCAACCGGGGCGACATGATCGAGTCAGTCGGCAAAGGGCGATATGCCCTGCTGGCCCCTCCGATGAACCGTGACGACGACGAGAGCGCCGCCGCTGAGCGCTACATGACCCGCGCCGGACTGGTGTCGGATGTTTGGGTTATGAGCTCAGGGAAGGAGCTCTATCGAAACAAAAGGGGCAGGTGCGAGGACGCGCCGTGCTGCGGGTGCTGCAATGTCTAAGCTCCGAATTGTCTATAACCGCATCTTGGGCGGCTGGTTCATCGTCCGGGGGCCGCATCAAACCCCGATCAGTGGCCGGTTCAACACTCGGGCCGAAGCGCTCGCGAGGTTGCGGCCATGATCCACACAATTAATTGGATCGATCAACCCGCGCAGACGGTCAGCGCACCGACTGTGCGCGGCCTGCCGGCAGATGACCCCCAGGCCGCGCAGGATGCCCTGATTCGGGCGTTCAACGCATGGGGGCAGCTTGGGCACTTCGACGCATCAATCGACGAGCACTGGACCATTTTGGAACTCATGGAGGGAAAATGAACGACTCTTCAAGCATTCGCATCAGCAAAAACGGGGCGGTTGCAGTCACTGGCCCGGACGCGATACTGCTCTACAAAGCCCTGGCCTTGCGCTCGGCGTTGCAGTTATACGCAAAAACAAAAATTCGACCGACTCGGCATATTGGCCCGACCGATATGCTCGAGCTGGCCGGAGAATTCTCGCGCCGCAAATACAAGCGCGGGGCATTCGCGGAGGCAATTTCCGACCTGACGGTTTGGATTGACACAATGAAAGCCGCACTCCCGATCATTGACGAGGGGGAAGAATGAGCACTTACATGGGCATCAATGTTGCGTCAGCGGACGGCATGCGGTTCGCCGACCTTATCGTGGACGGCATCAAAACCCTGGAATCACGGCATACCGACTCGCTGCGACCTTATGTGGGCAGGCGTGTTGCCATCGTCAGGACAGGAGAAGGTCCGGCAAAGGCAATCGGAGCGGTTACGGTCGGCGAGCCCATCCAAGTAAACGCACGGGAGTTTCACAATCTCCGGGACCAGCACTGCGTTCCCGCTGGGTCAGTCTTCGACTGCCACTATTCGACGAAGTGGCTATATCCAATGATCGACCCTGCTCGCTTCGCTCATGAGGTTGAAGTCGAGCGCGGCATTGTGGCTCGCAAGCTTAAAGAAGACCCGCAGGAGGTCCGCGCATGAACCCGCTGTTCGATGTTTGGTCCCCCGACGAGGTTGCGGAGTGCCTGGGAGGAGTTGGGCACGACCTGTATCGACGTTTATGGGAGCTGGTCGAACTAGTCCCGCCGAATGGGGAAACGCCGGACACCTGTTTTGAACGGGCATTGTCCAAGGTTTGGGACAAGCTGGACGCATACGAACAGGCCGAATTGAATCGGCTAGCAGAAGCCCAGGAACTTCAATTGGAGAGAGAATGAAATGAAAATACGCGCCAGGGTGACATGGACTGACTCCTTCATTTTCGTGCTCGAAATTGAAGACGGATCAGATATTAACAGCGTCGAAGTTAGAGACATGGTTCGCGAAGCGGCATTCGATTTGCCGCCGACCGATTCTTATCAAGTGATTGACGAGATTGAGGAGGTCAAGTGACGGCAGAAGAATGGAAATTGGCCCTTTGGGCTATCTCTCCCCTCCTGTATTTCCTGGGGGTCATGTTGATTGGTTGTCTTTTTGGACTAAATGACGATGAATGACATTCACGAAGTGGTCTTGTGGGCTCGCAAACAATCCAAGGCTTCCCACAGTAAATTCCTGGGCATTCCCAGTGCATTGAATTGGAGGGAAACCGTGCGCGATTTGCTGGTGTATCAGCAAGCTGAATATCTCAGTCGCAGCCTCAAAATCGAACGAGAGCAAGCTCTGCAAACACTCCACGATTCCGACCAAAAAGATTGGCCGAGGCTGATCTGCGAGGCGACTGGGGCAAGCAAAGAATTCAAACAAATGTCCATGGAATTTTTTGACAGGGGGGAAAGATGAGGTTCATGATCGGCGAGATTGAGTTCATCGACGGAGATGCTTATGTCCACCGTCTCAGTCGATACATTGAGGCGTCTGAACAAGACGCATCACTCAATGAAGTCAAAGAGGATTGGATAGCTCTGGACCATTTCGAAGGTGATATTCACGTTCGATCCATTGAGATCGGGGAATGGGTGACCCTAAACAAAGGGAACAACGAATGAAAACTTCAGAACTTGAAGGCCCCGCCCTCGATTGGGCGGTTTCGAAGTGTGAAGGTGTCGAATGGGAGCAGGGCGACTTGGACGCCGGGGAGTATGGCCCCGGATTCATGCCCACTACCAACTGGTCACAGGGTGGCCCGATCATCGAGCGGGAAAAGATAACGCCCGAATGGACGGGCGAAAATTGGATGGCGTACATCAGACACGATGATGAGTTCTTTGGCCCCACACCCCTAATCGCAGCCATGCGCTGCTACGTCGCCTCTGTGCTGGGCGACACCGTGGAAATCCCGGAGGAACTGCAACTCAAAAACAAACTTTATGAGGTGCTCTGATATGACACGCGAAGCAGAGCTTGACGTTCTCATCGCCCAGGCCACTGCGCTGATGCGGGAGATTGGGATGATGGGTCTGGGGGACATTCGCCGCGAACCCGACCGATTGGGCCGGCTGCAAGGGCAACTGCTGCTGGCCGCAATCCGATTGGAGGCTTTCCATCGACGATGATCGAAGTAGACGGAATTCCCGGCAAGATTCTCAAACTCAAAGGGCAAAGGGTTCTGGTCCTGCTATATGGCTGGCCCTTCCCTCGATGGGTTGATAAAACAGAAGTACAACTCGCGCCCTTTGTGAGCGCGCCATTCTAAGGAGAAGAAATGAGCCAGTTTGACTATTACACCCTGCGTTTCAGCAAGTACGGAGGCATCGATGTACTGGGATGGGGCGTTTATGAGAAAGGATCGGTCCTAGAGGGGCAGTCCAAAAAGGTCTTTTTGGATAACTTTGAGACAGAAGATGAGGCTCGCCGCGCCTATCCACTGGCTGGTAGTTTCTCAAGCGCATGGACCGATCCACAGGTCAGCCTGTCGCATTTGCCGAGCGAAAACGACCCTGTCCCCGGCGGGATGTACCCAGACGATTGGGAGTAAGCCATGACCATCACAACCCGCGCACAACAACGCGCCATCGTTGACTTTATGGACGCAGCTCGCACCAACGGCATCAGCAATCTGTGGGCCTGCCTTCCCGCCAGACACCCGCTCATGAAGTCCAAGAATCGGCCTGGGCAAATCCGCAAAATCAAGGATTCGATTGCAGAGGGGTGGGATGAGTTGGGCAATCGGGTTCGGCTGACTCCCGACCTGCGCGTATTGCAAGACTGTATTGGAGATTGACGAATGAAAACCTATTACAAAACAACAGATGTTCAGCGGACATGGTTGCGCCATGGATGGTCAAAAACTAGCAGCACGAATAGATCGCTGGCAGAATCCTGGGGATTAAAAGGATGGAATCCCCCGTCCGAAGACCCGGAGGTTCAAGCAAAGTGGAATCTGTTCAAAACTCTAAACACCGAGGCTCAGAAAACATGAGTCTGCGCCTGTACGGAGGTCGCGTTCCTGTCCAGACCGGACACCCCGACAATCCGATTCGACTTGTGGATTTTCCCAGCCGGGATCAGTTTGATGACCTGTACGGAAATCAGATCAAAGCTGATAGTCGGGACAGGTACTTTGATATGCTGCTGGCCCGATCTCAGGGGCAGACCCTCGCCGACGCAGGAAAGATCGGCGGGGTCACCCGAGAGCGAGCTAGGCAGATTGAGGCTAAGTTTTTGCGCTTGATGCGTAAAGCACTGGCTTCAAAGACAAAGACGCTTTGAAGAGGCCCACTCGGAGATGGTAGTCATTGAAATCCTCCCCCACTGTCTCCGAGAGCCAATAAGGCTTGCCTGTCTCCCGAGCGACGATTTCCCCGGTATGACTCGCACCGTTGTCTGCGACGACGATCCCCCCGCTGACGCTTCTCGCTACCTCCTTCAGATTGCCTGCCGAGAAGCAGACATGGATGGTGTAGCGCATCTTCATGGCCTTCATAACGGCTCGGATGCTCAGGCCGGTTGCGTACCCCTCGCAGAAGATGGGTGTTCCCCTTGCGTCAATCACGAACGATGCCCCTTTAGTTCGTTGTCCTTGGAGGAACTTCTTGTCCCCTTCGTGACCGATGAGAGGAACTTCTTGTCCCCTTCGTGACCGATGAGCTGGCATCCAACAAGCCGCGATCCAAGGCGCATAGGCACAACTAACAAGTTGTTCCAGACATTGCCGATCTCTTCCTTGAATCCCTTCTTCGCAAGATAAGGATGAGTTTGCTGCTTGGACTGATGGAGAATCCACCCGGCCTTTGCCGCCGCCTTGGTTGCGGCCTCCTCTCGCTCTCGATCCCAGCTTTGCACTGCCCGTGCAATATGCATTGGCCTTGCCTCACCGCTCTTCCACATTTCGGGTGACTGCATGGTTGCCCAGTTCTGAACCCATCCGACATCGCCCAGGTATTTGTACCGTCCGTTGCGTTTCCTTGGGTGATCTTCTGTTGGAACAGCAACCCATTTTCCGGGAATCACTGACCCAAGCATCAAGCCGTGCAGCCTTGCGAAATCCTCAAATCTCATTTTGTGGCCCATGTCCTTCCGCGAGCCTTAGCAAACGCAATGTTGCGACTCTTGATCCAGCCTTGAGTTTTGGCGCTGGTCGGGATCGTGAAGGTCTGATCAAGGCCCCTCGGCCATACGCCAAACTTCTCGCGGTACTTGTGTGCCGCCCAATTCGGGTTGTAGCCCCTCATGTTTGCGAAGTACAGAAGCTCTGCGTAGAAGTCGCGCTTCTCAAATTTGTTTTGATTAGCGACCAGCTCCTCCATCTCTCCAGCAACAGCACTGATTTGATTTCTTCGCTGCCTGACATGACCGCAGGCAGGACAACTATCCGCCCCTTTGGGCCAAAGGAATCCGCAAGCCGGACACTTGGACTCTTTCTTGGTCAGTTCATCCGGCTCTTTCTTGGCTTTCTCGACCTTCTTATCGAGGTCAGATACGCCAGCCTCATAAAGCTCGTCCCAGTCCTCCATGAACCGCAGATAGTTGCCACTGTGATCAAGCCAAACAGCAAACTCTTTGGACGGATGCGAGCGCATTACACGCCCCATCTGCTGAACATGGGAAGACAGAGACTTTGAAAATGGCCGCGCACTGACCCCGATCTTTACATCCGGCACATCGAACCCTCGGGTCAGGATGTCTGTTGCAATCAGGCCGTGAATCTCGGTATCGGGCTTGGCAAAGTCTTCGATAGCTTGCCGTTTGAACTCATCGTCATCGAGGTAGCTGATGCTGACAAAGTTGTACCCCTTGCGAGCAAACTGCTCCACCAAGTCAGCGCCATGAGCTACGCCAGCACAGAAAACAATCGTCTTCTCAGGCTTGCCAAAGATCTCATGGGTCTTCTTGATCCACTCCTCGACAATGTCCCCGGTGATCTTCATGCCGCGCTCTGTAACGACATCCTGAGCCCACTCTCCGGCAACCTTTTTGGCTCCGGTCATGTCGATCTCTTTCGCGATGTACACCTTGAGCGGAGCAAGCCAGCCGTTCTCCACAAGCCACTGGTTTGTAGCGCCACACACTACATGCTGGTAAATGTCCCCCAGGCCCTTGGTGAAGGGCGTTGCGGTCAGGCCAATGACCTTTACCTCCGGATGCTTCTTGATGAAATCTGTTGTCTGCTTGCGAGCGATATGGCATTCATCCACGATGAGCATATCGACCTCCGGGAAGTCAGACCTGCGCTCCAGAGTCTGTGCGCTACAGACTTGCAGGCGCTCACGGGCGTCAAACTTCCAATGACCAGACTGATACACGCCGTGAGGCAAACGATACTTGCTGAGCCGAATGCTGGTCTGATCAACAAGAACAAGCCGATCCAGAACCATTGCCGCCTTGCGATACTTGTCTCGCACCGCAGCCATGAGCGCAATAGCAACCTCAGTTTTGCCGAAGCCTGTCGGCGCATACAGTAACTGGGCTTGATGACCCGCCTTGAATCCCTCGCGAAGGGAGTCAATCACCTTTTGCTGGTGTTCTCGCAGTTGTAATTCCATGGGCACTCCTTGCTGCCGCAGAACCCCTGCGGCGTAGGTGAATAAGCACTCAGCCTTCTTGTGCCGACAGCTTCTTCAGCTTGGCCTGAAGGGACTTGACGGCCTCCATCAGTTCTGCGTTCCTCGCTTGAAACATATCTCTGCTATCCCGCAAAGCTGAATTATCAATCTCAAGAAACCGAACCCTTTCCCGCAGCTCCTCAATCGTCTCCTGAGCGTCGATCTTTTCAATCTCAGTGGCATCCCACTGCCCCATCGCAATCGCGTCTCTCAGTTTCTGGTTCTCTGATGTCAGGTCGTTGATGGTGTCGGAAAGCTCTGCGACCCTGTCCATCTCAGGAGAAGTCTCTGGATCAACTTCCTTGTCTTCTTTCTTGCGTGTCAACCTCTCGGTCGGCACGGTCACTTCCTTGCCTTTGCGGGTGAATGTTTTGGTTTTTGGCTCTGGCGCCTTTTCCTGCAACGATGCCTTGATTCTGCCGACAGTCATCTGCGAAACGCCAACACGGCGAGCAATCTCAGCGTTTGTCCAGCCATTGTTGTTCGGGCTATTGAGCAGCCGAATAACAGCGTTACGCCGATCTTCCTGGGTCATGGGCAAGCCGAACCGGGCGTTGTCCTCGCAGGCAAAGTCTTTTGCGTCATCCAAGGTCCCCTGACGAACCTCGGCTTCGATCTCTGGCTTGCCTAACCGAAGAGCAGCGAAGTAACGGTGAAAGCCTGACGCCAGCCAGTGATCAGACCCGTCAAAGAACACCACTACAGGCGGAAACTTGTCCCCCTCCTGCATGGCCTCCGCATACTCGACAACCTTCTCGGTGTTGAGCGAAGACCTGATCTGAGTGTCGCCATCAAGCCGCATCCCTTTGAGCGGCATCAGTTTGATTTGCATCGTCCCTCCAAATGGTTGAGTGTACCAACCCCTATGTTATCAGATGATTGCCCAGCTTGTCATCTGATGTATTGCCAAGGTCTAGGTTCTCCAAGGGGTGGTTCGGGACCACCACTGACCCAGGACAGGCTAGACACAGGCCCGACCCCAGTCCCCCGGAGGCAGCGATTCGTTCGTCGGCGGGTCTGGTACGGCCACCCTTTTTCCCCACCGACTACCCCAGTCCCTCGCTGACAGGCTGGGCCGTCCCTGCCGGGGTGTATAGCAGGACGGGTCTTTTCTTCCGAGCCACCGATGCAAGTGCGCTACTAACGGGCGGAGTCCGGCTGGCATCGAAAACAAAAAGCCCTTGCAACTGCTCCCCGGTCGAAACCCCCTTTCGGGGGCGGGAAGCATGTGCAAGGGCTCTCGCGGTCGGTTTCGACGCCAACGGATCAGATTGTATCCATCCCCGTGGCCGGTGTCAACAGCGTTCTTCAAAAAAATGTCGCGTTAAGGGGGTTGGGACGTTTTGGCGTAGGGTCCATGGCGCAAGGTACCTTGTACCGTTTTGGCTTAGGGCGAGGGGATTGCTCCACTAACATTTGTTAGTGGAAGAAAAAAAGCCCCTGGGGTTTGCCATCCCAGGGGCAACTCAAACACAACTAAGGAGTGCCCTAATGGGCATCAACATTCTAGCACCGATCTGCCAGCATCTGAATGGTGTCGTTCAAGACAGTCATCTCCGTCTTCTTGAGCACATTCCAGATAGATCGACGGCCATGAATACCATTGTGCGACCCCTGGTGGCAGTCCTTGCATAGCGGGATGCATAGATAGTGCAGGCCTTGATCAATATGATGAGCATCCGACGGAGCTGCGTGACCACAGACACCGCATGGCATGGCTTTGATGCTTGCCAAGTGCGCTCTATCTGCGGCTTTTAAGTTCTTGCTGTTCATGGCGTTTTGGTTCCGCCTTCGTATAATTTTGCGAGCCCCATAAACACCAGCTTGCTGCCTAGGTCTTCGCCGGTATCAAGTGTTACTTGCGCTAAGTAGTACCCCCACTTAGACGCCTTCTCCGTTTTGATTGTCACGACCTTGTTAAGCACAAAAGACTTAGTCGTATCTGCGGCAAGCTGATAATGAGGCTGTCCCTTTTCAGGGGTGTCAATATGGGCGATCCTCATCCTTTGTTTCGTTCCAATTTTGAAACCAAGGTCAATGATTACATCAATTGTATCGCCATCAACGACGTTAACTACCTCTGCTTTATATGTATACATACAATCACCTTATCTTTGTCTTTTAATTGCTTGAATTGATTCAAAAATTTTATCTATAGAATTAGATGTTAAGTCTTTATAATCAAATTGCTCTCCATCTTGATCATAAACAACCATTCTAATAAAAACTCTTGTAATTTCAATTTCTATTGACCATTCGTCAGGCACTTGATCTTTCATATCTTCAAGTATTGACTTTGGTTTTGAAGTCTTGCCTTTTATATATTCTCCAAGTGTTTTTGTCATGTCTTCACTCTCTTATGTTGACGGCACTGCTCTTTAATGTGTTGTGGTACGTCCGGTGCAAACTCAGCTACACCACACGGATCGCTCGGCGCTCGCGGAATAAGGGCTACGATGACCGCCACGGCTACGGCGAGGATTGCCAGTACAAGTTTGTCTGTGATGCTCATCATTTCTCCGTCCAGCGTCCGCACACATTGCAGCGGATGCCGACATATTGGGGGTGGGTGCAGTGGTCGCAGCCTGCTTGGTACTGCTGCTCTAGTTCGCCCCAAGACTTTGGGTGGTACTCCTCCGTCAGCGGCTTGCGCTGGGGTGGGGCGGTGTATAGCGGCGCAAGTTCATACCCTCTGTTTTTCCAGTACTTAAAGTTCGGTGGATCGCTGGTTTCAAAGTTCTTGCCAAGTTTGTACTCTCCAAACTTTCCGTCACCAACCACTGCCCACGCCACCGGCTCCTGCTCCGGCTGCTCCAGCGCGGCCAGTGCTGCCGTCAGCCGCTCGCGCTCCTGTTCCAATTCGTCCGCATACCTCCACCCCTCCCGGCACGCTTGGCGCAGGTCTGCTATCTCTTCCTGCTCCGGCTGCTCAAGCGCGGCGCGGAGGGCGGTGATCTCATCGGCGAGTTCCTTCCTGTTTCGCCGCAACCACTCGACCTCTGCGATAGCGCACTCAGGATGCCACTTGTAGCATTCGGCGCTGTGGGTGGTAGGCCTATTACGTTTTACTTGCACGGTGTCTTTAGTCATTTTTTCTCCCTTGCGCCGATGGCTTTGGCGCGTTCGATGCGAAGCCTTGCCCAAGGCGGCGCCACACTCATCCGCTTGTGGATCGGCCTCCCCATGTGTCGGTCTATGCTGTCGTACCGGCGCGAACGAGATCCCCAATCTGACACGTACACAACCCGCAGCCCGAACAATGCAAGAATTTTTCGGATCACTTCAGTCCCCTGTTGTAGCGCTCTGCTGCCCCAGCATCGTCGTACTCTGCTGGATCGACCACCGGCTTGCGCTGGGGTGGGGCGGTGTAGAGTGGCTCAAAACCTTCCCACTTGTTGCCCGTGCAGGCCATCACGGTTCGATGGTCACGGAAGATCGAATCGTCGCCATCAGGGGACGGCAGATACCACGCCACCGGCTCAGTCGGTGACAACTTGTCACCATCTTCCAGTGCGGCGCGGAGGGCGGTGATGGCGTTGAACCTTTGATCTTCTTTTGATGCCGGGTATGGGTTCATGGCTTCCAACGCCTCCAGCGCTTGAATAAGCACATCACGTTTTACTTGCACTTGCTGTTTAGTCATTTCTCCCCCCTTGCGCGGATGGCTTCAGCGCAAGCATCGCCGTCTGCATGTGTCCATCCGTCACACACCCTCGCACACGCCTCACGCTCGGACTTCACCCTGATACGAACTTGCTCGATGATGGTATCGGCTTGCCACTCGGCAATCTCGGGGCACAGTTCCATTAGCCAGCCTTTGTTCATTTTTCTCCCCTTGCGCGGATTCTTGCGGCAAACACTTCGCCGCCCTTGACCATGCCCTTCGCCTCGCAGGCATTCGCACACGCCTCACGCTCGGCTGCGGCGACAAGGTTGGCGAAATACTGAAGGTCTTCGATGATTAGGCCATGCTCAGTCAATTTAACGTGGCAGTGCAACTCAGCCTCCCGCGCCATGCGGATGATGTCGTCTCTGTTCACTGCAATTCCTCCGTCAGTCGATAGTCCTTGAAAACGACGCCTTTCGATGCGTCGCCAACCTTGCAGGCTTTGACCCAGACCTGCTTTCCGGTCCTGCAATTGCGCCAATGGCCGCGACGATCGTGCAGCCTGGGGCTGGCATGAGTGCCACCTTGCGGCGCGTTCTTGACCTGCTTCGGGCCGATCTCGACAGTGTGCCAGTCGAAGCTGATCGGGCTTTTACCCTTCGATGCTCGCTTGCGGTTGATGAATGAATCGGTCGGGATAGGCTTGAAGGCTGTCTGCGACCGCTCGGCTAGTTTGAGCAGCACGGCGCAGACCATGCGGAATACTGGCCGCACATCCTCCTGCGTGATGGCGTGATCCTTCCGGTAGTAGCGGATGCCCTCATCGGTCAGCAGGTAAGCGAACGGCTCCATGTATTTGCCATGCCACATTGATGCGCCACCGACCGCAACCGAGTCCGCGCCCTGCGTCAGCCACAAGGCGAAGTCCTTCCTATCTTGGTCGAGGCCGACGATGCCGGTGCGCGGGAATGGCAGGTTCAGCACGATGTCATTAGCAACCGTGCCACCCTGCCAGCGTTCCATCTGGCCGACATCGAACCACATTGCAGTCTCAGGCTCGGGAGCCATGCGGACGGCTTTCTGGATCAGCGGGGTCATACCGGCCCCTCCACACTCGCCCACCACTTCGGGTGCAGCCGCTGGCCCAAGTCATCGAACCAGATGTCCTCCGGAGGCTCATCCCTGCTAGCCTCCTGCTCCATGCTGGCGAGCTCCATCGAGCCGTCCGACAGCACGACCAGCACCCGCTCTCCGTAGGCCGGGTGGCGCTGGTGCGCCTTGTTCCAGACGATGACTTCTGTGCTCATGGCTGCTCCTTTACAAAAACGCCGTCTTCCCTAAGCGTTCCCTTGCGATCCTTAATTTGCGAGTACGCATGGTTCAGCGCCTGAACCATATCCACGCCAGCGAGATCTGCTCCGATAATCAACGTCACCAAGATGTCGCCGTATGCATCAAGAGCCTCTTCCTTGTCATTACGATGAAGCGCCGATATAAGCTCAGTAACTTCCTCAAGCGTCTTGATGGACTGGGCCATTGCAGTGCTGCGCGGGATGATCTTGCGAGCCTCTGCCCAGCGTAGTACTTCTAGCTCTGTAATTCGATAGCTGCTCATTTCAAATCCAAGATGCCGCAATGTCGCGGCGAGGAATGACAACTGATGGCTTGTTTTCGTTTTTGAGAACAGCCGGCTTTTTACTTCTGTCAATCTTTATCTCTTGAGGAATAGTGATTAGATATTTATTCTTAGAGGCAGTTGCCTTGTGACCATTCGGTCTAGGCCCAAGAGCCAAGACTCTGCTGCAAGGACCAAAGCCAACAACAAACGAAACGATATGGATGAGCCGCCTACTGATCAATGAATCCATTGCCTTGATTGAGGATCTCCTATCCATCGCCAGATCAAGATCTCCGAAACAGACAGGGCCATTTTTCAGTGCAGCCATAAGACTGCGCTGGTCTTTGGTGACATGCCTCGTGTCTCCAATGGATCTGCGAAGCTTGTCCATGTATTTGCTTAAATCTTTGTTTTGGTCGTAAGCAGCCAAAACTTCAAGCGCCGACTTCTGAATTGGTGTCAATTTATTTCCTCATCAGTTCCGTGATACGCTCGCGCAAAACAACCCCCATATCACGGCCTTTGATTGCGATCATCTGAGCTTCCTCGCAGTCAAAGACGACCTTGGCGGCATCTTCAATGCCTTTGTTGTATCCAGATGCGTACAGGTCTTTCCCGTTCAGGAACATTTCTATTGCCTCCCTGACAAGGGTCGCTGCCTTCCTGTGCTTTGCAAGGTCTCTTAGTTGACCATGTACATCAACAGGCAGGTACAGCGAATAAGGGATCATCTTTTTTTCCATTGCTCAAACTCCTTGGAAATTTGCTCCAACTTGACTCGGCTTGCCGGCTTGGTCTTGAGCTCCGACCGCGAAGACACTTTGAGGTATTCGCGCAGCCATTCAGTAGCATCAGCTTCGCTCTCGTCGAACACCTGTGCTTCATCATGAAGAAAGCGCCAGAACTCAGGGTCTTTACACAAGATGCCAGCCGTGCGAACAGCTCTGGCCCCAGCAAACTCATCCTCGCGGTTCATGGGCGTCTCGTCTTGCGCGAGTCGAACCATGACAACTTGATACCGCGCACCAACCCAGTCCCGAAGTAACTCCTCCGGGATTTCGTCTGGATGTAGACACAAGGTTAAGACATATCCGGTCTTGTCCTGCTTGAGCGCAACCTTGACCGCTTCAAATTGGAGCGTATTCATTGATTGCCCTTAGAAAGGAACGTCCGAGTCGTCAGCGTCGGATTGCTGGGCAGGCTTTTGCGGCTGACGAACAGGAGCGGGCTTTTGATACTGGCCCTGCGGCTTGGAGTACGGCTCAGCGATAGATGCCGAGTAGCAAAGTTGGCCGTTGATCGTCTTCTCCCAGCAAGACACAGTAAGTTTGACAAGCTCTCCTTCAGACTTGCCAATCATTTGCTGGAGAAACCCTGCGTCAAGGAAGATGTCGCCCCGATAGTCGGGGTGGGTGTCGGCTGACTTCCTGTTGTTGGGCCACAGAGTGCCCGTGTTCGGGCGGGGTACGTAGTTGCTCATGCTGCCTCCGAGAAACGGTTTTTAGCTTTGGAAAATTCGGCCATCAGATCCTTGAAGAAGGACGCATCGTGCGCCTTCACGGCGTCGAACAACTGCTTGTTCTTCTTGAAAATCTGCATGACATCGTCTGCGCTTTCGGTCATTGCGAGCGCACCTTTGCAGGCTTTCTCAATAACACTGAGCCAGTCCTGCGAGTCCGGTGACACAGAAACCCTAAGCTGCCAGCCCCCGCTTTCGCCATTCATATGACGGGGCGGCGGCACAGGAACAGCCTTGGGCTTCTGCTCTTTTGCAGCCGGCTCCGAAGCGTCGATGATGTCGTTCTCGACGATCTCCATGGCAGCAAGCCACAGATAGCGGCGCTGATAGGATTCGACCGCGCCCAGGTTCTGAATGGGATGCGCCCCCTTCAGATTGGCCTCGGCCATGGGGCTGGTGATGGTCATTGATGACCCATCTTCGCAGTCTGTGATGGTCAAGGTAGCAACGTCTTGACCAAAGCTGACAACCGAAGCCAAGTCCAGATCGTAGAAGATCTGCATGGTCTGCGGCAGGAAGTCGCCCAACTCAAAGTACTTGTAGCCAGCGAACTTGTTTTCGCCGCTCTTCTTGAGTTCCTGCGCTGACAGCAGGATCCTCGCTTGCATCAACTTCTTGAGTACCATTATTTCGCACCTTTACGATATACGCGCTTGGGTTTGTTCCTTGATCCGGGCGGACGGCCACGGCGCTTGGGTTGTACGGCGGGCTTGATAGCTGCAACCGTCTCGACAGAGGCGGGCTGAGCCGGGGCGGCAGGTGCATTGATCTCGATCAGCTTGTCTAGGTAATGACGCGCCTTTGCAAGATCCTCGATGCCGTTCTTTTCCTTGTGACGGCTGACATACTTGACGACGCACCCCTCGAGGTAGCCAAGATCGTTGGCCGCAATGAAATCCCAGGGCTGAATCTTCTTGTTCATGTAATGCTCGCCGCCGATTTGTTGCTGATTTGCTGACATGGGTTACTCCTTGGTTTGGAAATCCCGCCATTGCTGGCAGTACTGGCTTACCGAGCAGAAGCTCGCACAGCGGACTCGCTCGCCGGGACGGGTCTCAACTTCATAACCCTTACCTAGCTTGTCTGCTGTTGCCTTGGCTTCTTCCTCGGATTCGTGCAGCGACTTGGCTCGGACGTTGCCAACCTTACGCACCGCATAAACAGTGGGCCTTTCCCACATTTGCTCGGGCGTACAGTCGGGCAGCGCTTCGTCAGCCTCCATCGCAAATTCAAAAGCAGAATGATCGGCAATGCGGGACAGAACAAACGCCTCGCGCTCTTCAGCAGACCACAGCTTGATCGGCAACTCCTTGATCGGCGCTTCCGGGTAGCCATCCTTGGTGCCAGCCTCCCGGCGGCTCCAATCGCGGATGATTGCCACAATTCCAAGATCGCGAACGGTCACGCCCTTGGCCTTCTCAGCAAGGTAGGCATAAACGTTTAGTTGCCACTCCCAGTCGATCTTGTCGTTCATCACCGCCCAAGCGCTGGTTGTCTTGTAGTCGCGGATGCTAACCGTACCGTCATCGTTCTTGATCTGAAGGTCCACGGCTCCGCTCAGGTGCCAGCCATCGACCTCGACATGGATGCGCTCCTCGATGACATGGTTGTCGTCCTTGCCGTGCTCCAGAACCTGATGTACGGCAGAGCCGAACATGGACCAGACCATGTCAGCAACGTCTTCCTCTAGCTGATCGTAGAACTTGTTGCTTAACGCGACAATTTTTGGGCTGTTGATCAGCTGGGTTACGCTAATGTTTGCCCTTCCCCTGCTGTAGGTCGGGCGCTTCAGAACATTGACAATGGTCTGCGGCAGGTTGAACTTGTTTGTGAGTTTCACTTGCGCTCCTTGGTTGTGAAGCAGATTGTGAGGCAACTTTTTCCCGCTGTCAACAGGTTGTACCCACTATTCGTCATCTGTTGCGTTGCAAGGCTCTGGATGCTACCCTGCTTTCATGCAAAAGCCAATTCAGTTGTTGTTGCCCTGGCCCCCAAGCGTCAACCACTACTGGTTGCAGCGAGGCAAGGCTAGGTTCATAAGCCCTAGGGGCAGGGCTTTTCGGCAAGCGGTAGCCGAAGAGTGCGCCATGCAGGGGGTGACCCCGCTAGATGGGCGGCTCGCTGTGCATGTAGCGCTCTGGCCTCCTGACAAGAGGCGGCGGGATATAGACAACCTGCTGAAGGCGCTACTTGATGCCTGCGAGCATGCAGGATGCTATGCAGATGACAACCAGATCAGCGAGTTGCACATCATCCGCCACGAAGTTCAGAGCGGCGGACGATGTACGGTTGTCATTCTTCCTACTTGATGACCTCGCGGCGGAGTTCCTTCACTGGCTCAAGCACATCCTGCTTGATTTGTTCGTACTCAGTGATTAGCTCTCGGCGCTCTTTGGGAGACATATCCTTGGAGCGCGACGTTGCCACCCGACGAATCTCGGCGTTCAGTTCTTGGAGATCTTGCTCGGTTTCGGTGATGTATTCGTACATGCCTGCAACATCGCCATGCTTCTCCAAGTACTTGTCCGCCGCTTCATCGTCTTCGCGCTCGATCATCTTCATGTAGGTCTTGTACTTCTTCTCTGCCAACTCCTTGAAGTCGTAGAACAAGTCCTCCCGCCCGCGAGGAATGTCTGGCCGCATGAAGCTACCGATTATTGGAGTCTCTCGCTCGGTCAGTTCTGGCCGGGTTTCCGCTGCCACTCCAATGCTGTTAGACATCCATTGCGCCATAGAGCCAGCGGTTCCGAAGATGCCTCGCACAAGATGATCGGCTTCAATTGGATTCAGTACACGCCTTCCATCGGTCCCCGGAATCGCCAGCAATTCGCTGATGCGCTTGCCAAGTTCTGAAGTGGATGCGGCGTATTGTTCTGCGGCCTCGACTCCCTTGAGCCCCTCTGGGGTAATAGGTCTTCCGGTGAAGAAGTTGTAGTTAATCGCCACCTCAAGCACCGGCTTCACGCCCGCAGGAATCGGCTCTGGTCCAAGCAGGGCATCACGCGCAGCCTGTCCAAGCGCCCGACGAAGACGCCTTGAATCGTATTCGTTCTCGGTTCCTTCGCGAGTCACTTTGTTGTAGATCAACTCGGGGATGACCTTGAAGAAAAACGCTGCGCTGGTGTTCATTGGCAGCATGATCTTCGTGCCGGGGATGATGATGTTTCGGAGCTTGGTCTGGTCATCCAATTCATCGTATTCAGGATCAGCGCCAGCCAGCATGCAATACAGCAGCGTCAGGCTGGTAAGCATTGTTCCAGTTACCGCAAGGCGAGCGAGCGCTTTCTGCCTGCTCATTCCCTTGAGCCCGCCGCCCATAAGCGCGTTAACCAACACATCCATCGAGTTGGCATACGCGCCCATGAATGGCACAAGCTTCACCGCAGCTTGAGCAAATCCGGCGGATCCGTGATGCAGGAAGTTGATGACGTTCGCGGCCTGATACAAAGCCTGGGCTTCATCTCCAGTCTCCGCAAGAACGCGCTTGTAAGTCGCCACCCGCTGCGCCATGTCGGAAGCGTCGCCGATATGATCAAGCGCTTTGATCATGGCCGAAAAGACATTTCGATTCATGATCCCAAGACGACGCTTGATCTCTGCCTCGGGCGTCCTTGCCGGACTATGGAAGCCGCCAATACCTGCCGCTTTAAGGATGTCGATAACGGGCTCGATATCTGCCCCGCCCTTCTTGATGGCCGGCTGAACCAATGAGGTAAGGAAGCCTTTCCATACCCCGCCAATGAGGGCAAGCGGGTTGCGAACCCCGGTCACCAAGGCTGCGGTCGGAGCATCTTTGAATACCTGCTTTACTTGGAACACGCCAGAAAGGGTGATGCTCCTGCGCGTCAGGTTGGCTACTGCGGCAAGAGGAGCCCACATCTTCAGGTTGATGTTCTCCATGCCGTAGATCGATGCGGCCACAAGAGGATCTTGAATCTCTACAACAACCTTGCGTCCATTCACAACCCAATTGAACCGACCCTTCGCTTTATCGACGCTCGGGTAAAGCTTGACTTTGTTTTCTGTGTTTCGTGTCGCATGCTCCAACACGATCCGGTTGGCCGCGAACTGGCGAATCCCGTTCATCGTCATACGCATGACATTGCGCGTCATGTTGTCGATGATGTTCTGGATCTCACGATTGGTTTCAAACGTCACCAGATCGTTGTCTTTTAAATCCATATCAACACGCACTTCGCCAGAGGCGGTGGCCGTGACAAGTGCCGGGTCGATGGGCTTGTCATTGACCTTCACGCGCACCACAGAAGAGGGCTCAATCTTGAAGTCCTTCTGCCCAGCCTTGGCCCGAAAATCCATAACGGCAACTGGCTTGCCACGCTTGAACAGCTTCTCGCGGCCAATGTTCGTCATCGACCGAGTGGTGGACTGGATGGCAGTTTGTGCAGGCGCGTGAATATCCTCGTCATCGCTGGTGATGCGATACCAAGGAACATAGTCCTTGATCTTGGATAGAGTTTCGTAGCGCCCCTGAGACAGCAGGCCAACCTGACGCCACATACGAAGAAGATTCTGGTTGATTGCCGACCAGTTCTTCATGATCTCGCCAAGCTCAGGGTGAGCCTGATCCCGAGCGGCAAACTCATACATCTCATCTTCAGACATGTTGACCGAAGATGCCGCCTTTTGAATGGAGTCAACGTCAGTCTGAGTTTCTGCAACCAATTCCTTGGCTTGCTTGATGTCATCAGGAGGGGCTTGCATCTGCTGCAAGATCTTCAAGTTTTCTTTGGCATTCTCCAGCGCCTCAGTGCGATCACGAAGTTCGTTCATGATGCTGATCGAGCGCTTGGCCTCAAGGTATGCCTGAATGATGTCGGTGCCTACCTGATCACCGAGTTTCTTCTTGAGCTTCGCTTCGGCCTCGTACACTCCGCGCATGCCGAGGTCGCGCTCTACGGCAACGTAGTTACCCTGCTTCGGGTTGTATTCAATGCCGCCACGGAAGATCACCTCAACGCCAATG